ACGCAATCCATTGCCGTAGATGGGCAATCCGTTGTCACGGGCGATATTCCGCTCGCTACGCACAAGTTTACAGCGATGAAAGTCGGCACCGCTGCCACAGACAGCCTATCACTGGGTCAGGCGCAGGCTGAGGCGTTTGTGTGGTGCGGTACAGCGGGCGGAAGCGCTGATGCTATAACCTTATCGCCCTCGCCTGCGATCACCGCTTACGCGGCAGGACAGCGCTTTGTGTGGATGGCGAGCGGTAGCACCAATACGGGGGCTACCACCGTCGCTATTTCCGGCTTGAGCACGATTGCGCTGCAAGACAATGGAGCGGCGTTGACGGCGGGCCAGCACGCGGCTGGCAAGATGTTTATGGGCATTTTGAATACCACCAGCACTGTCCAAATCATGCAAGTCCAGGTGAGCGGTACAGATCCACTCATTATTTCAAGCTTGACTGTGACCGGCGATGCCACCATCGGCGATGATTTGACGTTGTTATCTGATGCGTCAATTTTAGGATTTGGCGAAAACACTGACGTTACGCTCACGCATGTGCATGACACTGGGCTGTTGCTTAACAGCACCCGCCAGCTTCAATTTAACGACGCAAGCCAATATATCAATGCCCCTTCCGCGACGGTATTAGATATTAACGCCACGGATGAAATCGAGTTAAATGCGACCGCCGTTGATATAAACGCCACATTAGACGTTTCCGGCAATTCAGTACTTGCATCCGTCGATGTTACCGGCGTTGCGACTGCCGCGACGTTCGAGCCTGATGGCGATACCTCGGCGGGCGATAATGCGGCGCTCGGGTATACCAGCGTTCTTGGAGCAATTTTAACGGGCCAAGGCTCGACCAACGACGTCACACTGGTGAATGATGCCGATGCTACGGTTATAGGCATTCCGACCGGCACCACTAACGTGACGATGGCCGGTGACTTGGCGGTGAGCGGCGGAATTACGGGTGCCACTTCGATCAATGGAAACCAGATTGGTACTCGTAATCTTATAATGAATGGCGAAATGCGGGTCGCACAAAGAGGAACGTCTGCTACTGGTATTGGAAACGGCGACAATGGCTACCATGTATGTGATCGATGGCGCGTCAATGAAGGGGGCACGATACAAGCAGAGGTCACAATGTCGCAAGATTCAGACGTTCCAGCGGGAAAAGGTTTTAGCAATTCGCTAAAACTTGATGTGACGACGGCTGAAAGTGCTGTCGCGGCTGACGAACGTTTTATGATTGACACCATAATTGAGGGGCAAGACCTTACGCAGTTAAACTATGGAACCTCCGACGCAGGGTCATTGACGTTATCTTTCTGGATCAAGAGTACAAAAACGGGCACATACTGCGTCGGCTTTTACAACGGCAGTCCAAGCACTGATAGAATTTTTACAAAAACCTATACCGTTAGTTCGTCAAATACCTGGGAAAAGAAAACACTGACTTGGGTGGGCGATACGGATAGTGACTCAGCATTTACTGATAGCAGTGCGGGTGCGCTGTGGATTCAGTGGTGGTTTATGGCTGGCTCCAACTTTACCGATGGCACACTTACCTCTGCGTGGGTAGATTTTGATGATGGAGTTTGGGCTGATGCGATGGTCAACGCATTCGATAGCACATCAAACAACGTTTATTTGACGGGCGTTCAGTTGGAAGCAGGAAGCACAGCAACAGAATACGAACATCGTACTTTCGGAGATGAGCTGCAACAGTGCCAGCGATATTTTTGCCGCACTTATGCTTACGGCACAGCGACGGGAACGGCGACCAATAATGGCTCACTCGCAAGTACAAGCCAAGCAGTCTCGACCTACGCGAGTGCAGGGACTTGGAGATTTCCGGTTGAAATGAGGGCCGCTCCTACTGTCACTCTTTACAGTACGCAAAACGCGGACACCACTGGAAAAGTTACCTCAGACACAACCGATGGTACGGGCCAAGCTACTATGATTTCAGCTACTTCAGTATTTATAAATAGAGCGAGTGATAGCTCGGGTGTTGGTAACAACAATTACATAAAAGCACACGCCGTCGCGACAGCGGATTTATAATATGAATATTACCTCAGCGAAATATTATACGTTACCCTATGCAGACAGCAACGAAGCCATCGAGATTGTATCCGATGGTAAAACGATGCACGTTCCATTAGATGCTAATAACGCCGATTATGCCGAAATTATGCGGCTTGTTGCGGCGGGTGAATTAACTATCGACGACGCCGATTAGGAGACAAATTATGAAATGGCTCATTGCTCGATTTAAGGAACCTTCTAGTTACGCCGCTGCCGGAGGTGCCGTGATGGGCGTTGGTATGTTGACGGGACAGAATTGGCTAATCATGCTGGGCATTGTTGGTGGTGTCGCTGGTTTCCTGCTAAAAGAAAAAGGTGTTATTTGATCTGATAGGCACCCGCGTTTCAAACGGCCATGCGCCTGCTGATTTCGATTTTTTTGTGCGTTGTCGGAGCTTCAGCTTTCGGACAAAGTACAAATACCATCACTTCCACAGTGACGGGTACGACTACGGTTGATCGAACGCCTCCAACCGCTTCCGCTCCGAATATCGTTCTCAATAATCAAGACGTTTGCTCATACCCCGCTTCCGCGGCAGTCCAGACACAGATTTTTGGATTTGCCGCTGGCACGACCGTTCGTGATAAAAACTGCGAACGCATAAAGCTCGCTCGTTCCTTGTACTTTATGGGGATGAAAGTCGCTGGTGTCTCGTTACTCTGCCAAGACAAACGTGTGTTCGAGGCTATGGAAATGGCCGGTACGCCATGTCCTTTTGAAGGAAAAATTGGCGCGGATTCCTTGGCGCTGTGGAAAGAAAACGCGGATAGGCGACCGGATAAAAAAGCGTATCGAAAAAGAGAGGCGGCTAAATCAACGGGCGACGAGGATGAAAAACCGAGTGGCTGGGTCAGAGGCCCAGGCGGTAGTGTCGTTTATTGTCAAGAAACAGGCGGGCGTCAGCGATGCGATTAGCCGTCGCTTTATTTTTCTTAGCTGCTTCTGCGTATGCTGATGAAATTGTGCTGACTCCAACTGTTTCAGAAAACCTACTTCCCGGCATTGCCGATTTCACACGTAGCGGTGACGCGACGATAACCGGTAACACGGGGTATTGCAGTCCTGGTGAAGCGTGTACGGGTGCTGCCGGAGGAACATATAGCACAACTGTCGATTTGACAGATGAAATGACGCAAGCAGAAATAAATGCAGGCTTCAATTTAGCGTATGGAGTGACTGTTGATTCGCATTCGAGCAATTCGGTTTTGCCAACGTGTGATCAAACCAGCGGAGATTGTCAGGATAATTTTAACCTGACGCTAACGCTGCAAGATGGCGAAACGGTCGTTCAACAATACGAGCATGAGTTTGTCCTTGATTATGCAGGACTGCGCGATTATGAATTTGAGCAGACTGTCGTGTCTAATTCATGGGTTGAATTGTCCATGCTGCTGGAACTATATGGTCAGGACGCTGGTTATCCTACGGGATTGTATGGGCCTCAATTCACCGATCCGTGGCTTACCGCCGGTTACGACGCCATTTCTTTTGTGCAAAGCCAAATCGTCGATGTCATTCAAGATGATATGGACGATGCTTTAGATTTCGTAGTGGAAGAAGTCATCGAGCCGGAGCCTGAAATTATTGTCGAGCCAGAAGAAACTTTTGTTGTTGATGCAGAAGAAATATTTAGCAACCCGGTTTTAAGTGAAATCGTGGGTACAGGTGACACAGTAACAGTGACTTTAACGGAAGCTGGTACGGGTAATATTGTTGATTCGTTTCAAGTCGATGTGCAGTCTGAAACTGTCACGACGCTGCCCGTCGTAGACGCATCGACGACAGATGCGAGTTCGGCACCAGCGGACGATTTATCGTCAATGGACAGCATGGACACGATGGGCTTTGAAGAACAGCCGGAAATGACGGTAGCAGAAGTGTTTGAGGAAATACCAGAGATGGAATCGGCGATGGCAGAGTTGGACACGATGGAGTCGGAGCCGGTGGCCGAGGTTGCCGAAGTTGCCGAAGTTGCCGAAGTTGCCGAAGTTGATGCGCCAGAAATGACTGAGCCGGAACCGGCTGAGGTTGAGATAGCCGAATCGGAGCCGGAAGCCGACTCCGCAGAACCGGAGATTGCGGAAAATGACAGCGCACCGGAGCCGACAGAAGCAGCGGAGCCGAATTTGGTAGCGTCCAGTTCCGATGAGGAGCCAGAGCCGGAAAAGGAAGCCAGCTCAGAAGACAAAGCAAAATCGAAAAAGCAGCGTATCGTCAAGAAAATAAGCACGCGAGTCATGGCGACGTTGAGCCAGAATTACGAAGCAGCGATGCAGGGCGCGGCTTTGAGCGTGATGAGAATGTCAGCGCCGACTTATAAGTCTGTTGAATTGCAAGATCTGGAAGATTGGTATCTTCCAGTCGAGTTTCATGGTGGAACGAATTATGATCATCCAGCGTCGATGTGGTTTTCAGCCCAAGCAAATCAAGACATGACTGAATTAGTGGAATTGCAATGGCAGAAATAGAATATTCTGGTATCAAGTTTTCCGGCAGCAAACTATTGCTGTTAGTGCCATTACTCGGCGCGATTGGCGGTGCAATATGGGGTGGCTTCGAGGCGTATGCGCGGTGGACGGCAATGGAAACGCAGATCAGCGAATATTCGGCTCCCGACTTATCCGGTATTGAACAAACGCTCGCTGTTTTTGAGAAAGAAAATGATGCTGTGGAGCAGCTAGTGGAACAGTTCAAAGATCTTTTGGGAGATATGCGCTCCGATCTGAGCGATATGAAGCTAGAATTAAAGGATGACATCACGGAAGTCTTCAAAAACATAGATCGGCAGGAAGGTAGAAATCGCAACAATGTCGAGGACGTGCGCGATTTAATCAATGCGTTTGAACTGCGCGTTGACAACAAAGTGACGAAGCTCGATGAACAGATTGACACACTGGAGGAAAAGCTGGATCAACGCATTAAAGCCGCATTGGAAAACCCACTGGCAAAATAATGGCGAAAAAACAACTAAATCCCTATGTTTACACAGCGACGCTCGTACGCATTATCGACGCGGATACCCTCGACTGTGACATTGACCTTGGCTTTGATGTTTGGATACGCAAGCAGCGCGTCCGTTTCATGGGCATTGATACGCCGGAGTCGCGTACTCGAAATCTGGAGGAAAAGGCGCTTGGGCTAGCCGCGAAAGCGCGGGTAATCGAATTAGTGCCGGAAACGTTTTTGCTAGAGACATACAAATCGAAAGGCAAGTTTGGCCGTATTCTAGGGATTCCGATGACAGCAAAAAACCAAAGCGTGTGCGCGATCCTTATTAAAGAAGGTCATGCGCGAGAATATTTCGGCGGCAAAAAAGAGCCGTGGACATGATATTCTTACGCTTTGGCGTTGAGTGAGGAATCAGATGTACAAAGCTGTCGTTGACCACGGACAATTCTTTAGTAAAAAAGAACTGCAATGTCGGTGTGGGCAATATTGTGATTACGCTTGCCCGATGGACGCTGATTTTATTAAGCGACTAGACGATCTGCGCGAGCGGTATGGCAAATCTTTACGAGTCACTAGCGGATACCGTTGCCCACAGCACAATAGTTCGGTGTCCTCGACCGGAGCGAGCGGCCCTCATACAAGCGGCAAAGCAATAGATTTCGGGGTTGCGCGAGGCGATGGACATGCGTTGCTGGAGATTGCTATGAGTATGGGTTTTTCGGGAATTGGAATAGCTCAAAAAGGCTCTGGGCGATTCATTCATCTCGACGATTTGACCGCCGAAGAAACAAACAACATGCGGCCCTGGTTATGGAGCTATTAAATGTTCGGGCTTCAAAAGATCGCCTTGATGGTAATTTTATTCACGGCTTTTGCTGGAGCAGTCGGACTCGCCTACGTGCAATGGAAAAAATCAGTCATCGAAGAAGCTGGAAACAAGGCGACGGCAGAGGCTTTTATGGAGCGAGACAATTTTGAAAGCGAACAGCACAGCGTTGCACTCGAAGAACTCGCCGCGCTCAGGGCGCGGATGGAATCCATTGAGTCTGAATTTAATAGTTTTGAAGAATTGCAAAAACTGGATTGGGATTCGGAACTGCAAACTGAGCCAGAAGATTTTGCTAATCGCGCTACTGTCGCAACTGAGCGCGTGTTCCACGCTAGGCAACAGTTACTTCAAGAGATTTTTAGTGAGTGAAGTGGCTTGCGAAACGCCTCCGGCTTATACGCCCGGAGTTTTAGAACCGGTGCAATGGAATGCCGTCGCCGGAATCCACGATAGAAAGTATATGGCGCTGACGGGTGATGATTATAAAACGCTAGCAAAAAATGGCGTAATTATGGAAAAAGCGCTGCGCCAGAGTCACAGCAGGACGGTGCATTACAAAGGTTGTATAGAGAGACATAATGACAAACGATACGAAAAAGCAGACGACAATGAGTAGTGGCATTTTGCTGCCGCAACTGCTGCTGAGCACGCTTTTTATCTGCGCGTATGCCGCACTGGTTTATGTGATTGTTATTGGAGATGTCGAAACGTCTGACAGTACAATGCCCGTTTTGTTGATCATCGTTGGAAGCCTCACGTCATCTATGACGTCGGTTATGTCTTTTTGGTTTGGTTCGTCGAGCGGCTCGAAAGAGAAATCGAGGAATGGCAAAGACGGCAATTAGCGTCTTGCATTCATTTCGAGACTAGCGGAAAATTATTTTACTCTGCTCCCCTCTCAGAGTGAGGTAGGCCGGATCGCTCCCCACCGGCCTACCTCGATTTTTCCAGCAATTCGATCAACCGCATAATCAGCTCAATGATTTCTTCATCTTCATCCGTATCGATTTCGATGATAATTTTAGCCATCTTGGACTTTATCCAGATCCCACTTCTCAATCGTCACGACGGTGCCTTGCTCGACCCGCTTTTTCGCCCGTTCCCATTTTACGGTAAGCGATATGTACTGCGGGCTGTCGTCCTTGATGACGTTTACGCGCTGCAGCGCATCGAGAATCAATTTTGCTGAGGCGGTGAGATTGTCGGGATCTGGTTCAACGCCGACACTTTTCCGCGTGATTGTGACATGGACGCCACGCATAGCTGAGTTCCGATTGCCGACTTGCTGTACGATCGACCATTCAAAATCTTTTTGTATTCTTTTTCGTTTTGCCCAGTGCATCCTCAACAACTGATTCTGACTCGGCGCAAGCGGCAACGTCATTTTCATGCTTTCCACCTTAATTTATAGCCGTGGCCGATGAACGCCTGAACCTCGGCAAACGTCAAACTCGGATGAAATTTTAGATATCCTTTCATGCCCATTCTCTCCTCAAAATCCTATGAAATTTACCGTCCTGCCTAAAGCTAATTAAGGCTGGCGGCGTTGATTCGTTCATTTTGTAAGCGAGATCTTCAAGCGTGCCTTCAAAAAAACTTATTTCTGGCACTCCCGCGCTGCTCGCTATTGTCACCAAGGATATTCTCGCTTTTTCACCAGCATAACCGTCGTGACAAATAGTTAAATATTCATTAATCGGTTTGTCGGATAACGCGCCGTAATACGTTACCCGTAGCATTTCCTTGCCGCTGGCGCGGCTTGTATGTCTGCGCCATTGCCAATCTGTAATATCCATCTCGGTCGTATCCAGACCCATGATGTCATCATCATGCAGTCTATGTTTCAACGGTGGTGGCGGTGGAAATGGCTCGCCGCAAGCAGCGCACTCTTTAGCGGATATGTGATTAAGCTCTTTACAGCTTTCACAAACTTTAACCGGCGCTTCGCCGTCGCCTTTTCCGGTGGCCTTTTTCGGATTGACCGCTGTGATCGGGCCATGCGTTTGCACGACTCCAGCAAAGTCGAGTACTAGGCAATGATCGGTATGAGATTTAGGCCGCATTCCTCGACCCGCCATTTGTACATAGAGTCCGGTGGATAGCGTGGGACGCAGCATTGCAATTAAATCAAGGTCGGGATGGTCAAAGCCTGTGGTCAGCACGTTTGCATTGGTGATCGCTTTAATTTTTCCTGCCTTAAAATCAGCAACAATACGTTCGCGCTCCGCTTTCGGCGTTGTGCCAACAATCGTTGCAGCCGTAATGCCTCGCTCGATTAAAGCATCAGCGACGTTATGCGCGTGTTGCACGCCAGCGCAGAAAAACAGCCATGACCGGCGGTCGCCAGCGAGCTTGATCACCTCGTCAACCGTTGCAACGTTGTTGTGTTCGGTGTCTACAGCCTCTTGCAATTCGCTTTCGATGTATTCGCCGCCGCGCTTGTGTACGCCTTCGACGGATAAAGCATGATCAGTGAGTTTTGAACGCAGCGGTGCGAGATGCTTTTTGTAAATCAATTCCTCGATGCTCACGGGCGAAATGATCGCTGAAAATAACGCGGGCGGATCGGTGATGTAACCGTGGCCCATCCTGTACGGCGTGGCGGTTAAGCCGATCACGCGCAACGCTGGATTGATGCGAGTCAAATTATCGATTAGCTTTCGATAGCCGCCCTCCTGCTTGTGGCTGACTAAATGGCATTCATCAATCAGGACTAAATCGACATGACCGATTTGGTCAGCTTTATTGCGTACCGATTGAATACCAGCAAACGTTATCGGCTCCCCAATGTCGCGCTGATTCATCCCTGCCGAGTAAATGCCGAGCGGCGCTTCCGGCCAATGTTGCCGCATCTTGTTAGCGTTTTGCTCGATCAATTCCTTGACGTGCGTAAGCATCAGGATGCGGGTTTCGGGCCATTGCTGGATCGCCTCTTTGCATAATTCCGCAACGATGTGGCTTTTGCCAGAACCGGTTGGAAGCTCGATACACGGATGGCCTTCATGGACATCTGCAAACCACTTATAAAGTTGATCAATCGTTCGGCGTTGATAATCACGCAATATAATCATAATTAAATCTCCACTACTGTCGCGTCAAAAGTTTCCCGCAACAATTGGACATTTTCATCGGCGCACATATCGCCACCCGCAATCAATTCCTTGCTCGCAAAAACAAACGCATCGCCTTCGCCGTTGCGAATATCCTTGCCGTCGATGACATAAATAGCTTCGTGTGGGTTGGTGCTGTCCTTGATCTGCCACGGCACCAGATCGGGGTGAAGTACATGGCTCTCGCAGCCTGTTTTCTGAAAGTCGCCGGGGATGTTTTTAGCTTCGAAGCGAGCGCATGACCATGTGCCGTCATTTTCCGGCGTCGCATGGGCGCACGTTCGACAGTTCACTTCTTTTGTGAGTCGTTCTTTGTAGCAAAAGCTATGTGCCGCGCAGAATTTGCATTGTTTCCAACTCGGATCCGTTGATAACGGCGGTGGTATGCGCTCTGTTGTTGCAAGCCGCTGACCTCTCGCCAGTAAATTTTGAGCCGCTTGCTTATCAAATTTCACGCGCTCGGTGTAGATGCGGTCATCGTCTTTGCATACTGCGACGTAGAGCGCCCGTTCAATTTTAGCGCCGAGCATGTACAGCTGGACTTGCGCCCAGTGAATTGGCTTGGAATCTTTAACGCCCTTTTTGTTTACGTCATCAAATGATTTCTTGTTATGCGTTTTGATTTCTAAAACGTGGCGGGTTTTTGATGCGCCCGGAACGCCGGACTCAATAATGCCGTCCATTGATCCGCCGACATGCGATCCAAAATCGATAACTTTTTGATTGTCGCCCGTGTTCCTAACGTCAATGCCGATTGCTTTCAAATCTGCGACGACTATAGATTCTTCGTTCTGGCCGCGCCGGAATAATCGCCGGATGCGACCGGAAATTTTCTCGCGCACCGCCCAACGAAATGATAGCCATACCCAACGTTCGCAATGGTGACCTAGCGACGATGCGCCGAGGTGTAAGCGTGGCTCGTCCGGTTGCGCTGCATGATGCTCATCAATCGCAGCAACAATAGTGTTCATCGGTTCAGGTATTTTTGCCATGTAATTAAAGGCCGGTGGTTGTTAGCCACCGGCTCTCCTGTTGCTAGGCTCCGTTGGTGCTTTTCGACGCCCACGGCGGCGCTGACGCTGCGTTCTCGGCGGTTTTAGCCGTCGGTGGTGCTACGGGCGGCGCAGAGCCTTCGGTTGCGCGATAGCCTTTGACCTCGTTGCTGGGGCCATAGTTTGGGTCGTCACGCACCGACACCTTGATCGACAAATTACCTCCCAACAGTTGATCGGTGTCCTCAAGTTTCGTCAGGCCAATTGCTCGCATAATATTGCCAAGCTGCTGGTGCCCAATTTCCTCAGCTTTGGGGTTCGGGTTGCGAGTATTGAGGTTCGTCCACACGACTCGACCCTGGTATTCGGGGCCGGTCACATCGAACCGAACGGCGATGTAGTTTCCGGTTCCAGCTTTCGTTTCTTTGATGTCAGCGCCTGCAATCGCGGCGGTATACCAACCCGCCGGAATTGGATCAAAGTCGCGCTTTTCATCGGCGGGAATATTGTTAATATCGATTGGAGTTTCTAAAAATGCCATTATTTGGCCTCCTTTGTAATGGTAAATGATGCCCGTCCGGGCGAGGTTGTGATGCCGCCTAACAGCGGTGTTGTGATTTTTTCGTCGGCGTCTTTCCAGACAGACATATTGATTTCTGGCTTCCAGCGGAACAGGCTGGATAAATGCTCGGTTAGTCCTGCTTCCGCTGCGATCTCCTGCACACGGTCGCCGTCGACTTTGCGGTTCATGCGACCAACGATTTTCAGCTTGTAGCCGGTATCCGTTTCGACGGTCTCGGTGCCTTCCATATTTTCTGCAATGCCGATCAAAGACAGTAATTTATTTTCGGCATCGCGGCGACGCTCCACCGCCTCGCGCTCAGCTTGTTTTGCTTCGAGCCATTGCTGGCTACAGGTTTCAAGATCCATTATTTTCCTCCCAATTTTTCAAGAATGACGCCGAGGTCTGGCGCTTCCCAGGCATCCAGCTTGCCGCTCCGGTCTTTCGCTTGCCACAAACCATCGGAGTCGCACATGAGCGCCCGTTGCGATACGCCTTCTTCGTCTTTTTCAACCCGCATAGCGAGCATCAAATCGAAAAAATAAGGCAACGCTTGGCCGGTCTTATTACCTGGCATCGACGGGCTGTACATCATGCGACCCATTTCATCCTGAGCTTTTTCCAATTTGGCGGTCATCATTACGTGCTTATTCAAATCTCGGAATGACCGGATCAGTTCAGCCATCGTTGTTTGCATTTCGCCATACGCTTGGCGCGGGTCTTTGGCAATGGACTTCTCTTTCGACAAACATACTTCGGCAATTTCGCTGATGCTGTCGAGCGCGATAGTGTCGAATTGTTTTGCTTCGTCGCTGCTGAGTAACCAGCTGTATGCCTCGCGCAGCGCGTCCATCGAGGTGACTTCAATAAACGGAATGTCGTGTCCAACTATTGAAAGCAGACCGCCCTCGGCAGATAAGATTACTGGTTTTGGAAGTGTTGGGATCAGGCTTGTTTTGCCCGCGCCCGCCTGACCGTAGACCAGCAATTTTAGATTGCTGGCAGATACGGTGTTCGTGCTTTTAAGATTAATTGCCATTAGGTTTCCCCTGATTTCGTAGGCCAAAAGTAAGGCAAGTCGTCGGTTTCGCACCAACCAAATTGCCCGTAGTGTTGCGCGTCTTTGCGCAGTAAATTGCTGCGATGTGTGGCGTGAATTTCGCCGCCCCACCATTCTGGAAATAGCGGATTCCATATATATCCCGATGTGTAATCCATCGTGTTGTTAAATCCACGGTCTATCCATTCGGCAATGCACAAATCTTTGTATAGATGCAGCGCCTCGGTGCAGCCGCCCCACATCTTGACCGCAGGGTGGTTCTTCCAGCCGTCGCGCCGACCTTCGAGTACATTTAGAATTTGCATGGCCTCGACGCGCTGCTTGCCTAAACGCTTGTTGTCGAGGCATGCAACGCTGTCGTGCATATCTGGGTAGGGTAAAAATGTTTGCATATTTATATTTCCTGTTGATTAGATCGGGATTGCATCCCAGTCGATTGCGATTAAAATAAATACGACGCAGAGCAGAATCGACTGCCCTCGTGTCGGCGCTTTTGATGTCGGCGGAGCATCCGCCAAATATTTGTAGTCTGGTTTAATCATTGCGTTTCGCCTTAATTTTGTCGGCGGCGAAGGGCCGCAGATATGCTTTCGCGCCCTCGCCTAGAAGCCGCCCAAGCTCTCCCCACTTTTCTTCAGCGATGAGCGCTCGCACCTCCATCCCGACCGCGCTGTGATTTCGATAAGCATCTGGCCCCACGGCTTCCCAGATTAAATCAAGGTCAAGGTCTTCGATTTCCTCCTCTATCTCCTCCCTCATGTCCGAGTACTCCTCTTCGCGTCGAGCTGAGTGATAGTTTTCGCAGGCGGCATCGATGCTGTCTAAGAACGGATCTCGGTAAATTTCGTCGAGCAAATTGAGCGTCGGCGATTGAAATTTATTGATTGATGTCATTTCGTTTCTCCTTTTAACGCGGTCGGTTAATCCGGTTGCGTTATTGAGGTTAGATTATACAATGAATCTGTATATAATGTATACTCAAATGCAACATTAATTACATTGGAGGCTGAAATGTTGGCAATTAAACAAATAAAACAAAGGCTTAGGGACTCAAATCTTCGGAGAGTTGCGATTAAGTCAGGCGTGCATCCGGCCACGGTTTATCGATTTATGCGCGGCCAGGGAAAGCCGACGTACGAAACCGTAGAATTGCTCAGCAATTATCTGGAGCAGGAGCACGCGGCATGACGAAAATCACTGACATTTTCGGCGGGCCATTTGTGCCTGAAGCGGGGAAGCAGGTTGACCCGCCGGAAATTCAATTGGCAGATGCGATGCTATCGGCGGGCATCGAGCCGCCGGAGAATATTAAAATCGATGGAAAGGTGCATCGCTTTTCGACGAATGGGCGTAAGCGTGACGATTCGGGGTGGTACATCATTTTTCCAGATGCGCCGGTCGCGGGGCGGTTTGGCTGTTGGCGTGATCAGATTGATTGTGTTTTTAAGGCCGATATCGGTCGTGACTTGACACCAGCAGAAAGTATGGCGATTGTACGACGGCAAGCCGAGGCGACCGAAGAACGTGAGCGCGTGCGGACGAAAAAATCCGAGGTTGCAGCTAACACGGTCGAAAAAATCTGGAGCGAGGCGATTGCCGCTAGCCCTGATCATCCGTATCTAAAACGCAAAGGTATCGAGCCACACGGAGCAAGATTGACCGGCGACGGCCGTTTGATTGTGCCGCTTTATGACGGCTTTGATAATTTGACTTCTCTGCAATACATCTCCGAAACGGAAAAGCGTTACCATTCCGGTGGCACAACAAAAGGATGTTCGTGGTCGCTTGGAGAAAGAACTCCTGGGCCGATATTCGTCGCTGAAGGATTCGCGACTGCCGCGACGGTGCATGAAGTGAGCGGGCGCCCCTGTGTGATTGCTTACAGCGCAAACAATCTACCGATTATCGTCGGGTCATTACGTGGGTTTTACGGACAGACGCAGGACATTGTGATCGTGGCCGATAACGATGCCTCCGGTGTCGGGCGCAATAAAGCAGACGAGGCGAGCGCGAAGTACGGCGGGCGGATTGTCATGCCGCCAACCGAGGGTGATGCGAATGATTACTACAAATCGGGTGGCGATTTATCCGCGTTATTGTTTCCGCCCGTCGATGATTGGTTAGTCCAGGCGGATGCTTTTTCAAAACAACCTGCCCCAGTGAAATGGCAGATCAAAAACTGGCTGCAATCGGAAGCACTCGCCATGGTTCACGGCCCGTCCGGTAGCGGTAAAACGTTTATGGTGCTGGATATGGTGATGACGATAGCATCAAAAGGTGTTGTGGCTGAGTGGTTTGGAAATAAAGTACGACACGGCACGATTGTTTATCTGGCTGGCGAAGGCCACCACGGGCTACGGGGACGAGTTGCAGCGTGGAAACAACATAAAAATGTTAGCGAGCTAGATATGTGGCTATCGCGCCATGGTCTGGATCTGAACACGCCAGTGGGTTATCAAAAGACAAGCGATGCTATTCGCGCATTATCTAATTCGCCAGAAATTATTGTCGTGGATACCCTGCATCGATTTCTCGAAGGCGACGAAAATAGCGCAACGGATGCAAAAACGATGCTGGATGCCTGCTCTGCGCTGATTCAGGAGTTCAGTTGTAGCGTGATCCTCGTACATCACACGGGGGTATCGAGCGAGGCACAGCATCGAGGGCGTGGCTCAAGCGCGTGGCGCGGGGCATTGGATATTGAAATATCGGTTATTCCTGGCACGACTATCGAGATTGTGCAACGCAAGAGCAAGGATGCGGAGGAGGCTGCGCCAGTATTTGCGGAATTACAGTCGGTTCCTATTAATGGTTGGTTTGATGAGGACGGCGATCCATCGACCAGCGCAGTGCTGACTGAAGGACACGAGCCGGTAAAAGCCAAAAAGGATAGCCCGTTGGCGAAGCATCAGAAGATGTTCGAGCGAGCATGGTGGGCGGCTGGCGCTTTAATTGAAGACGATAAGCCTTATCTCGCTAAGGTGGCTTTGATCGACTTCTTGGAAAGCGAGGGTATATCGCTCGGCACAGCGAAAAATTATGCGAAGCCATCGTATGATCGCGGCCTTATTGCGATGCTGCAAAACGGTGAAATGATCACGGGATACAAAAAATCAGGATGGGTCATCGAAGATAATGTATGGGCGGCAGCTTTGATGGTGCGGCGCAATAATTGATAGGTACATTTGGTACATTTGGTACAAATGTACATTTTGTACAAATGTACCGATGGGGGGCAAAAAGCGCAGAAAAACGGTACAAACGGTACACACCCCCTTAGGGGTGTACCAAATGTACCATCTGCGTGCGGCGGATTTTATAGGAGTAAAAATAATGAAAATATACAAATTACAACCCCCCGGCGGGACAATATCCGCAGACAGCATAGATTGCTCGTATGACTAT